CCTACCATCTCCTACTGTTACATATTCTAACATAGGTAGTAACTCTTTGTTATTCTCAATCTCCATCCACATACTAGCAGAGCGAGATTGACTAATAGCTGCATTATATTCAGCTCTTAACTCGTTTTCGTTGTAATTTTTAAATATTTCAGTTCCTGTTTTTTTATACTCACTAAATAGCTTAATCCTATTTTTGTCATAAATAGCATCAACCATTTCACGTACTTGATGGTATTGTTTAGCACCGCTAAAAACATAAACATTATTGCGTAAATCATTTAACATGTTATAGTCTGGACTATTCCAAGCTACATCACTTAATGTTTTACCAAAACCATTATAAACTCCATTGGTTAATTTTTCTGCTACCTTTTGATAGGTAAGTAAGTCTAAAGATTGCGGAGTGATTAACCCCGAATAAACACCAACAACAATACGTTCAATTTCTTCGTCTGAAAATATATTTATTGGAGCTGCATTTTGTATGTCGCAAAATGAACACACTATTTATAAAGATTATCTAATCTATTTCTAATACTTTCAACAGAACTTTTATCCATTACTTCAATAACTTCGCTACCATATTTTTCATCTAAGTATTCAGCACTAAAAGTAAATTTACCCGTTTTGATTAATTCAATATCAATTTTAGATTGATCTAATAACGATAATTCTTCTTCAGTTTCTACTTTAATTTTTGTGTTCGGTGGGAATATACCTAGTCTTTGCATCATAGGTACTAATTGATAATTTAAAACACCTTCAATAAAAAATTCATCGTTATAAGCTACATTCTTTAAAACACGTTCTTGAACTTCAGCAGAACCTACAAAAGATTTCTCATCCATTGTTGCAGTTTGCCCTAATATCAGTTTACTTAGTTCACTATTGCAACGTGCTATCATCATATCAAATACTTGGTAAGCATCTGATTTACCACTATCAACTATTTCAATTAAATCGTCAGTATCAAACACTCCATAACTTGAAGTACCTAAATTTTTAAGGAAACCCTCCATATTTGCTCTGGTTTCTTCATCACGAACATTTGTTTTACCAATTCTTAATGGCACTCCAAATACTTCGCCATATTCAGCCCAAGCACCTAAAGCGTTTTTTTTCCAAATAACTAATGGCGCAGCCTTCATTAATAAACCTAAATCACGTTCACGACCAACACCAATACACCAGTTTTTATAAGGATTTTCTAAGTAATCAGCACCTTCTAAATCAGCATAACTATTAGTTACTATATGAAATTCAGGCTTTACATATTCACGAGGTATTAATTCAACTGCCTTAAATGTATCTTCAACAAGTGAATCAAATTGAATTAATGAATGTCCATAAAAAATACTATCTAAAGAGTAATCTAAAAAGTCACGAAACCATTTAGTTTTAATTAGCTTACATAATTCTTCATTTTCTTCATCATTTACCTTTACTTCAAATTCTTTAGATAGTGTTAAATTTTTACGTTGATTAATTGCAGCGGTTAAATGTGCATCCAAAACAATATCGTTATAACATCTATAAAGTAAATATCTTTGTGGGCTGTATATTGATTCAGCAGAAGTTAACGCTGCTCTCCATTGTGATATGTCTTGTCTTGACCTGTATAATTGTGTTGGTACGTTAATACGTTTACGAATATCACTATTAGCCGGTCTATTAACTGAAACATTTTCAGCTTTATTAAATTGTATATCGTAACCAAATATCTTCATTAGTATGAGTTTGTTTGTTTAGCAACAGCAGAACCATATCTAATTGACATTCCTTGTTGCGGTAATATTTGAGGTAAATCAGCAGTTACATCTCCACTTGCTACTCTTTTTAAGAATGCAATGGCGCCACCGCTTTGTGTTGGTGAATTACCATCGTAACGCTCTTTGCGTAGGTCCGGAACATTGCGTGGATTAATACGAGAATGTAAATGATATAAAGTAATATCTAATAAATACATTACTATTTGTTGGTTTCTGTTATCTCCTTGCGCCCACCTACTAGCATTATCGGGATATGTTCCGCTAACAGTATAAGCAGCTCCAGCAGCCCAAAATTGAGTATTAGTTGGTAGTATTCCTAAAGATGAAACTAAACAAGTGTATTCAATATTGTTATAATAAACTATATTACCAACAGTATAAGTAGTTGTATTTGAATACTCTGGTTGTGGGTAAAAAATATAAAATAATGTTTTATCTAAACATATTTGCGTCCATTCCGTAGCTAAAAAAGCATGAGCTGTACTACCAGCTATTGACTTATAAATATAACCATTTTGTAAAACGTATTGACCAGTAGTATAAACAGTTGTAGCACTAAAAGTAGGAGCAGTCCATTCAACTAATTGCTTACCGTTATAAGTAGCGGCAATATCAAATAACTTTGTATCGGTAAATATTTGGTTAGTGATGTATCTTTGTGTTAAATAGCCTATCATTTCTGATTGAGCTGATTGTTCCACATCCAATTTAGTTTGTTGGTTAGATTCAATTATTTGCGCTAAGTTATCACTTTGAATAACTCGTAAATAATCTAAATCTCTTAATAGTCGTGCCATAATACAAAATTAATTACTAATTAATACTATTGTTACTATTGTTACTATTAATAACAATTTGATTTTCTTTAATTTTGTGAACTTCAGCGTTTAGCATTGCCAGTTCCATTTTCTGCATATCTAAAACGTAATCAACAAAACCAGCCTTTAATTGTTTGATACGAGTTTTAGCAGTTACAATAAAAGTATCGGAATGAATTAAAGTATTGGTACTAACATCTTCAATAAAGAAAGTTACTGTATTGTGTCCATCAATTAGTTCTTTGTGTGATTTTACCTTCATAATCTATTTTTACCGCTTTGTATTTGACTGCCTATTTTTCTAACATATTGAGTTACATCGCCACGTTGGTAACTTTGGTATTCAGTTTTAAACGCTTCGCAAATTAAGTAATCAGTTAAATCACTAATGTGACCATACATTTGGTAACTAATACCACTCTTTGCATCCCTTACCTTTGCTTTATCTTTGCTACCATCAGCAGCTTCTTTAGTATTTGTAAAGTCCTGAATAGCATCTTTTAAATCTGTATTAATTATAAACTCAATATCCCCAAAATTACTAAATAATATTGTATTAAAAAAATTACCCCGCATTACTACTGATGGATTTGATTTGCCAACTCTCATAATCGGTTTGTAATTCATTAACTCATTTTGAATAAGTTTAAAAAAGTTATGACCTTTCTGTTGTTTAACATCTTCCTTTTGTGATGTTGCATCTCCATAAATGAATAAACCACTTGCGTGTGCCGGATAGATACGTTTAAACTCGTTGCAAACGTCTTTAATCGTGTTTTTAGGATTAATACCTAAGATAGTATTGATTAACCTAACTTGTTTGTTAGCTATTTGGAATATTCCACAAGGTAAATAAGGATTGACATTCTCATCCCAACTAATATGCAAAGGTAAAGTAGGCTCATAATGGCATTCTTTGATATGTTTATCTAAACTAAAGTACTTGTAAAATTCAGCGCCAGTACGTTCCTGTAAATCCCAATTACCTTCAACAAACACTTCATATTCATAACGTGGCATTGATTTTAACGATTCCAAATAGTCCAATGGTATAAATGGATTGTCGGTTATTTTAGATGGAATATAAAGCCAGTTGTTAGGTAGTGTATCAGTTCTCCATTTGTTATAGATTAGTTCCTTCACCCAATTGTTTGTTGGATTGCAAGTAGCTAATATTAATGGTTTAGGTTGTTTATCAATAATGTTTGATCCAGCACGCTCAATACATTTATAGAATGTCTTTTGCTGTAATTCGATTACTTCTTCTAAAAGAAAGCCATTAACTTCTAAACCTTTAAATCGGTTTAATTCTTTATCATCAACGTAATTTTCACCTAAAAATATTATTTGGCTATCATTTTGAAATGTAACCGTTTGCATCTCTTGGTTATATTTTTTAACAAATGAAGTAGGACATATTTTAGTAAAAGATGGTATTGTATTTAGTTTTAATGTTTGCAAGGTAGAACGTATAACAGCCCACTTTGATTCAGGATACATCTTACATAATAACAATAAAGCACCTAAGCCAGCAAAAGTTTTACCTCCACGAATAGCACCGCCATACATAATGAAGTTATATTTATTACTAAAAATAGCTTCAAGAAATTCATCTTGTTTAGGGAATGATTCAAATAATACTTGTTTTGACATTAAAGTTTTATCTCAACTCCACCAATTTTAAATACTTGTTCAAGTGTTTCATTTTCAGTTACTAAACCTATTAATTGTTTAGGTTTGCCATATCTGTATTCTAACCAGCATTTAATTGCCATTGTGTCGCCTATTTCAACTTTAGCAGCTAAGGACTGCCAAACAGTTACTGGAGCTAATGTAGCATCCATTTTCTCAATCATTGCTACTTCATCAGATTTAGGTTTGCGACCACCACCTCTATTTTCTCCTTTAACTGATCCGTTATTTTTTCTATTATCCATAATTGTAATAAATTGTTTAATCAATTATTTTGATTGCCAAAAATTTATTGATTCATATTCATCTTGCATTATACAAATGTATTAAATTTATCTAAGAACTCATCAAAGGTATGACAAATAAAATAAATGCCGCCGGCACGTTCAATGGCTTGTTGATATTCCTTTTGCGCTTCGGACTGCTTATCCTTCATTTTAATTTCTATTTTAATTGATTTACCTTTAAAAGTTGCGGATATATCAGCCGTTCCATTGGTGCCAGTTCCTTTAATATATTTGCCGCTACCTATCTTTTTTCGGTTTCCAAGTACATCGGTTACTATTCTTGATTCATCAATGTAGCGACCAGTGTTAGATATTCTTTCAGCTTGACCGCCACTAAAGTTAATGTAATCAATTACACACTTTGTT